CCCCGCTTTCCCGCTTACGCGGGTATCCCTTAGCTCGTGAGAGAAAAAGGTCCAGCGGCTTCGAATGCCGCAAAAAGTCCTAGAGACGCCCTAAGGCGCCCCAGTACCTAGTCACTATTCTAGGTACGACACCCACTTATGTCGGTAGCCAGAAACATTCTCTCTAGGGAGAATGCCCTCCTGGCTGCAACCATAAAGTGCTGCTGCGAAAACGACGGGGCCCTTCCAGTGATGGAATGGCAATGCCTTTGTGAAGGGCATCCACGTTCGAATGAACGTGCGCTGATCAGGAGTACGGCGCCTCTGCCAAAACTGCCTGTCGTCGTGTATAACGAGGTCCCCAAACTCGACGGGGCCTCGAAGTCTGCGGATATCTGCTGGAATCTGATCAAGAGCACGCAACCAAGCGCGCCAATAAACAGATTCCCGGAAGCTATGGAGAGTCTTTTCCGCTGGGAAAAGTCGCCTAAGGCCGTTAGCAATAGATATCCAATGTGCGGGTTCACAGGGAACCTCTTTAACGTAATGCGCCCTTACGGGCACACCAGCAAAGAAGTCCCCCCCGCAACTCTCCCTAAAGTGACCTTGAGTGAAGGTCTTCTTCTGATTGGGCTGATGCCCAAAGAAGGCAAGGAGAGCCAGAAGCGTGGGTGCTGCCTTCACAGGCGCAATTATATCATCCCCGTAAACAAACAAGTTGGACCCCGGAAGGCCTTCCTCACCCGTCAGGTAACACGCTTCCAAGGCGATTGCCATGAAAATGAGCGTTTCAAGCTCAAACGTATAACCATTCCCCATAGAGGAGAATTTCTGAAGATGAACCCACTGACCGTTCACAAGAGTACTTGGTGAACGGCAAGAGCGCAACAGGTCAAACCACTTCCTTGGAAGGAGTAGCTCAACCAATTTGTATGCGTTCATGTCGCTAGCATTGCTGAGATCAACGGTACATAGTTCACCAGTGCGACTGGCTTCACAGGCGACCTGCCTGTGCATGTCTTGGCCGTCTTTCAAGTCAACCCCCGACCGGAGGAGTCTCTTTTTTAAATGAGACCCAATTCCGAGTTGGAGAAAGACATTGATCGACGCCTCGATGGCTATGCCTCGGTACCGAAGAGCGTCCTTGGGGACCGTCGTAAAACGGTTACCTTTCAGGACCTCCGGCCGAGATTGACCCGGATTGACTTCGAGCTGGGCTCGCGCCCAAGCCGTGCGTTCCCAAAGAGGGAGTAAATCAGTGCACAAAGAAGTCATTGTCGGACGATTTTCGATCTTATCTGGCACAGTGATCAGCTGGCCGACGTCCCGGAACGTGGAACCCGGGCCGAATCGCGAGTCGAAGAGATCCTCAGGGATCTCACCTAACGTACGAGCTATCCATTCTTTCATGCGTGCAATCGACTCGCACACACGTTCGTCATTAGGATCCTCGAAAGGACCGTTATTAACGAAAGGACTTAAACGTAGATTAGTTTTGCAACAGGCCTTCTCTGCCAACCAGAAGTTGTCCAGAGCAACTGCCTCCTTGTCGATACCAGGGATGTCAAAGTCAAGCTTCCTTAAGAAGTCGCTGACGATGACATCCTGCCGGTACCGGTGAGGATTCAGGTAGTTCCCAGGCACAGTCTTCAAATTAAAGAGCTGTGCGTACTCCCCGGCCTTCAACAGCATAAAAACTGTTAAGGACCGTGGTGTGCCCGTATCCTCGCATAGCGCGAGGATAACCTCCTCCAATTGCTGGAGGGAGGGTGACCGTAAGGACATGGCTTGTTCTGTTCTTAGTTGGGTGCGAACCCGCTCTTGAACGAATCCTGAATCAACGTCGCGTTGAACAGGTGAGCCACTTGCGCGACCGCCTCGGCCACGATGTCATCCGGCACTTCTGCCGGCACCGTGCCTTGGATGGTGAAAGGGATGCGCGCCTTAACGGACGTGGTGGAGGTCGTCGAATCCGTAACGGTGTACGGATACTGATAGGACGCAGTAATGCGCCGAGCAGTACGAGGACCGTTCCATTCGCTGGTGAGATTCAGAGTCGGACGCAAGTTTGCACTCGCACCAACACTTTCACTGCGCCAGACGGCCGGAACCTTGTCGCCACCAGAAGGGGTCATATTGGAGTACACGATATCCGTGGTTCCGTCTGCCTTCTTCACTGTGATTGCAGCCATGTTTGGCATGTAATTACTTTCTTCGCGGGAAAATACCGCATAACTAACGTTTTACAGAAAGGAAGCCTTGGATTAGCAGCGCAATGGCTGAAGCACCTCGACTTACCGAAAGCCCTTTAAAAGGCGGAACAATCAACTTTGGTAGGGGAAAACCCTGCCAACGTACCATCGAGACAGAGCTCGCCGCGCTGATCAGCGGAGGCGATATGTCTTGCTTGTACACGTTTACATTGTCCAATTCGCGGAGTACGGTGACAAAGGGCGCTTGCAGATCAAATCCTAGAGTATCAGTCCAAGACTCGAGAAAGCGCCCAACTGGGATAAACCAGTCCACTATGAAGCTGAAGGGAACCAGCTCCCACGCGACCGAAGCAGGGTTGAGTAAACCCATTTGGTTAGCCTGTGCGAGATTTGCGTTCGATATGCTGACGAAGGCTTGCACCCTCGCTTTTACGTTGTAGTTGGAGTTCTCACTCCATTGGTAACTACCACGAACATCATTCCGATGCACAAAGTGACGCCCGCGTCCAACAATGAGTTGGGACGGCGGGTTCGAGCCTAACACCTTGACGGCGTTTTGGATGTCGTCAACTAACGGAGCCCACCCAAAGTGGTACTCCAGCCACAGACCTGAGACGTCCTTGGTAGGACCTCTCCATTTGCGAGCAGGGATGTCTCTGAACTTCTTCGCCATCCGAATCCGTTGGGACTCGGGGAGGTTCCGCTTCAGAATCCCCTCAAAGTTGCCCCGTCTGCCATTTTTCATGGCGTCAAGAGCTTCCAAGAGTTGCCCACCCCGATGCACAATCGCGTCATGCGATTGGCGCCACTCGGCAATGGTAACCGCCAGGGAGGCGGACGTTTTGTTCTTCATCAGGCTCACAAAATTCTGCCGCGCTTTTTCAATTGCGACTGAATCGTAAGGGCCGTAACCCAGGTACCCATAATATCCAGACCACGAATTAACGCAGTCACCGACACCTTCAGTACTGATTGGATCACGAACCGACGAATGCATTATGTAGGGATTGGGGGTTTTACTCCCTTTTCGCTTCCACCGGTACCATTGCTGGAACTTGTGGCTGACACGCTCGGAATCGGGCGTGCCCCATAGATAACGCGTACGCTCCTTGTTAAAGGGGCCATATCGATCGCCGTAAAAGGTCTCGTCATGATTTAGGGTGAACCGTGTATTAAACGGCCTTCCCGGGTCAAAAGTTGAACCTCGTTGAGCATCTCGACGTTGCCGCTGCTCGTCAGCAGTCGGCGGGATTCTCTGACGAGAAACCCGCGGAGCCCACTCACGTGGATTCCGTGCCATTAGCGGTACCTCTTTGGTATTTCCACGCTATCAACGCCATGCCTGGTTGCCCAGGCAGCATTCCATTCCGCCTGTGAAGGCATCTTGAAATCGAAAGGAACAAGTTCCCAGTCAATCCCGATAGGACTGACTTTAACGGTCTTTTGCGGATCAACCGCAGCCAGGTCGGCTGCGGTCGTGAGGACCACGGGTCCGGCGACACTCCTGTCGCCAGACGCCAGATAGTTCTCTCCTTCTGACAACACCGAATATGCCTCAGGGGGCAATAGCTCCCACGAATCATCTTGTGCAAGTGCGTTAAAAGGTCGGGTTTGCACCCCTCCACATAAGGCGCACTTACG